CGTCATCACCGCCAATGCGAACAGCACGCACGGTTGTCGCACCGCCCTTGAACGCTTCCTTGATCGCGGATACCGTATCCGCTGTTCCGTAGTAGTCTGCGACGCTGTTCTGCATGGTAACGTCCATGTCAAACTCCTCGTTCAGAACGCCCCAGTCTGCCTGAAAAAGCACTGCCGCCACGCCATTGGTTGCGCCGACGGTTTCAACGCCGCCGTTATTCTCACGCCGATAATATACGCCCGGGCGAACTTTCTTTTCGCCAATGCTGAAAATACCGCTCATACGTTATTCACCCACTTTCTTGTCTCGAAAACGTGCGACAATCTCCTGTGCTTCGGTTTTCGTCGCCTTGTCTTTGCCGGCATACCGAAATGCGGCAAGGACGGTGTAATCGCGCACCCCGTCACCGAACATCTCCGGACGCTGCGCGAATTCCTCGGCGGTATAGATGTCCTCTGCAACTACCTCATCTTTTACTTTCTCTGCCATTTGCGATCCTCCTTAACGCCACCCAACATGGTGGATTCCGTGTGCGTATGTGGGGCGCCTGAGCAGCCCATATTGTACGCTGATTCGTAATTGCCCCGTAAGTTCATCTCCCGCTGCGTCGCCCTTGATCTGCTTGATGAACATGGGCGAACCGTCGAGCATCTTGATTTCCCCCGCAAGAGCAAGCGATTGACTGAACTGTTCCAGCCACGCGATGCGGTCATGTAGAGACGGGGCAAAGAGATGAACGGCGATCTCGGCATTCATCCACACAACGGTGTTTGTCTCCCGATCTATGGATGCCGCTCCTTTGCTGAAGTAGATTGTCGGTCGCTCTCGTGTCGGCTCAAAAATGCCGCGCAGCCACGCTCTTCCGATAACAACAACTCGCGCGCACCATTCCTCTGTATAGCGACACATTGCAATGACCGGATCAGGGTCACATGTTTCAAGAAGCGGGTACTCGTAAATCTCGAAGTTCACCGTCATACCGACAATCAGCGGTTCACGGTCACCAACTGCTTCCTTGAACACCTGTGTCTCTTTCCACTTTGCCGAAAACGTCTCTCCGACATCCGGCGTAAAGAACACCCCCGCAAGAGTATCACGCACGAGCGGCTCAATCTCCTCGGGGGGTGTACCCGTCGTACTGCATGCAATATCCACGAACATGACTTTGCGGCGATCTCGCGCAGGGTCTGCAAAAGTGTCTGCCGAGAACACAATACGCGGGTACTGCGCATCTCCCCACATCTCGTCTTTATCATCCGGTGCTTCTTGAAAAAAGATTGCCGGCATACCGCCGAATGTGGCGAGCTTTTCAGAAAGCGCTGCGCTCTCTACGAGGCGCTTCCGTACAAGGGCTTCAATCGTAGCCATTTGTCATCTCCACCTTTTCAACAGATGCCAAGTCGCGGCTGTGCACAATCGCCCATTCGCTATTCTGAACTTCCTGCGCGCGAATCGTAAAGTACCGCGTGGCGCGGTGAATCTTTGGCAAATATACGATTTGTGCCATTTCAGAGTCGATATAAACGACGATTCCGTTTATACTCTCTTTCCATGTGCGATGACGCGCCCGCACAAAGTCCCCTACCGCGATTTTCCCGAGAGCAAACGCGGGGGATTCCTTTGTGATAACAAGAGACATTCATTTCACCCCTTTAAAAATACCGATAACCTCGGGACGCGCTTGGTCGATGATCCGCTGGCGGAAGGGACGTGCCTTCATGCGTGCCGTGCCGCTTTCAAGGGCTGCGGCGTAAGGCATATCGCTTTTGATGCGACAAATAATGCGCTCGCCTTTCCCAGTCGGCTGAGAAAAGACAAACCTGCGCCAGTTGCGGCGAAGGTTGCCGGTGTCGGGTGCTGGTGCTGCGCCTGGAGCAGATGCCGTATGCACGCCTTTCGCGCCACGCTTGTAGACACGCCCCGAACCGTCTTTCCCCAGCACGTCATACGCTGCATTCTGCATGACATTGGTCGCTCGAAAGGCGCGTGACCGAGCTTGCGTATTTACGCTCTGCACTTCGTCATTGACTTCGGCTTCCACGGAGCGAATCACCTGATTCACACTACTCAACCCGATCACTCCTTTCCTCAACGTAGTAGATGGTGAACATCCCGAGCATGGACGCATTGTCCACACCGCGCACATAGAAATAGCGCCCACCGTGCACAAGGCGGTCGCCCGCCTTCGCCGCAGGTTCTCCGCAGTGCTGTACGATGGTGTGTGTCACAGGGTGCTGCAACGCCTTCCATCGCAGGATTTCGGATGTCTTTGCATCTGCGAGTGCGCCTCGGACAATGCTGAACGTTGGCAGAAATACTGCCTGCGGTCTGCCGTTATCCGATGTCTTGAGCGTCTTTCGTTCCACGACGAATTGATGGAACAGGCTTCCGGGTCTCAGGTACATTGCGGCCGCCCCCGATCCTGCCTGTTATCGTGCATCCCCTCGAAGAAATACGGTGGATGATGATGCGCTCCGGGAAGCTCAGGTAAAGCATGTGCCGCAGACAGCTCCTTTTTCAGCTCGTCATAGAGCGTTTTCCAGTGTGCATAACGCTGACTGAGCGACCACTGAACGGGTCCTGCTTTGGTGTCGACCTCGGGCGCGAATCGGAACAGGACGCTTTTTACTAGCTCGAATTTCGCCCGACGCCACGATTGAGGAAACGACGCAATCATCGCGGTGATTTCCTCATCCGTAAGAAGCGCCGTTTTATCCGGCTCGTCAACGAGTACATCGCCGAGTTCAAACCGCATTTGATTGATGCCACTATCCGCAATCTGTGCCCCATCATAGGTGAATGATCTTGTCATAGCTCACTCAGCCTTGCGCCGACCGCGACGCTTTGGCTGCTCCTCATCCTTGTCCTCAGCGGGATTCGGAGTCTCAGTGCTCTCGGCGGGTTGCTCCTCGGGCGTAGCAACACCATCTTCTATCCCCCAATCCTCTAGCTCGTAGGGGTCATCAAACTCCTTGAAAGTGATTGTTCCAGTGACAACGCCCATTTGACGTAGTGTTTCAGCCTTATTCGGATGAATTTTTACATCCGGAATCGTATCCCCGATAAGATAGTCCGTGCCGCCGAAGCGGCACGGTTTCATCGCAACGTAAACCATGACAGAACCTCCCGTCAGTCGACGCAGTTCTTCAGGAACACCGCGAGATCGTCACTCGTCTTTTTCATGTCCGTCGCAATCAGCCCTTCGATGAACTCCGTGTGGTCTGCGGGTGCGCCCTCAAACTGGCTCGTGGCGATGTACTGCCCGTTGCCGAGCATATCCCATGCAAAGATGTACCCCGCCGACGGCTCGTCGATCTGCGGCGTGTCCGTCGTGTAGCAGAGAAGCGCCGCCTTGCTGTCGCAAATGTAGCGCATATCCTCATCCATGCCAGCCGCTGCTGCGTTGTAGGTAGAGTCAAGGACAACGACCTGCTGCACCCCGAAAAGTTGCGCGAGTACCTGCTCCGTAACGACGGCGGGATTTGCCGTTGTTCCCGTATACTTCACGCGCTCCATGATGAAGTGGTTCGCCTTGAGCTTCGCGAACACGTCCACACCGAGCGCGAGCTTATTTGGCCTCCTGCGACCAACGCGGCGAATCTCATTGATAAGCCCATCAAACAGCGTCACGGGATCGCAGTTGCTGTCGTCGAACTTGAGGAACTTCTTCTGCGAGGCATTTGCCGCAGCCGCGCCCTCCCATTCGTTCTTCCAGACACCCGCCTTGAAGAAGTTCTGTGCAAAGAGAAGATCCTGATGCAGGTTCATCTGCTCTGCAACAAAGCGCACCTTCGCGCGGCGCGGGTCAGCCACTCCCGGTGCTGCCGAGCGGGTGTAGTCGAGTGCCGAAATCTTGTCGATGCCGACAAGCACCTGATCGACCTTGCACGCATACGTCTTATCCGTCTGCCCCATGACCGCCGGCGCAACGTGTCCAAACGCGGGCTTACGCTGCACATTGTCGCGTGCGAGATCACCCTTGCTGAACTCGTAGTAATAGCTGGACGAAAGCCCGACCGGACACACAGGGAAAAGCTGACGCGCCGCATACTCTCCCTGCTGGAAGTACGCCATACTCATATTCGAGAGATAGGCGTTCGGCTTCCACGTCCCAGCCGCTTTCTTGACTTCAATTTCTTTTACCGAAACTCCCATGTTGATTCCTCCTCTATCAGGACTTCATGAAGCCCGACTTCGTAATCTGAACCTTGACCGTCTGCCCCTTTGCAGAGCAGTCCTCAAGTGCGAAACCAAGAATAAACTTCCCTGCCGCTGCCTTGACTGCAAGCCCCGTCGCATCAGAGGAGAGCGGATCGCCGGCCGCGAATGCCGCGCCACCCTTCCAAATGCTGATATCCTTAACCTGCACGTTTACATCAGCACCCGCGTCGAGTGTTGCGGGGGTCTCTGCAATTGTGAGCCCTATCGGTGTGAGCGCATCGGTGCATGGGACAGCACCACCACTTCCAAGCGCAACAGCCGTGAAGGGTCCGGTCTTGATCTCGGTTTTTACAGGCACAACAATCGTCGCGCTGTCGTTGATAACAGTACCGTTAAACATCCTTTATCCTCCTCTTACTCGAACTCTGCGATGAGTTCAGGATTCTCCTGAAATGCCATATCGCGTGCCACGAACACACTCATCTCGGGGTGCGCCTTGCGAATCTCCTCGACGCGCTTTGCAATGCGAGCCTCTGCATCCGTCGCACCGCCGTTGCCATTCGATCCGATCTCATTGAACATTCCGGAACGCTTGGCGATGTCGAGCGCAGCATCCAGTGCCGTAACAATCTGATTGTACGCTTCCTCGCTCGCCGCCTTCGTGCTCTTCAAGACCGGCGCAAGCTCTTCGGGCTTCTTGCCGAGCAGCTCATAACGCTTGGCGACCTCCATAATCTCCGCGTCTTCCTGCTTTTCCATGCGCTTCTGCACGTTCTCAAGCATCGCCGCGAACTCCGGCATGACATCCTTCAGCACCTCGGCGGCCGATTTCTGCACAGGTGCGTCCTGCACGGCAACTGTCGGCTGCACGGTGGGCGCGGGCGGCACCTCCGTCTCAGGCGCGCCATAACGCTTCTCGATGTCCTCGAAAAATGCCCCCCCTTCAGCGGTCCTCCTGCTCTTGTCCACCTTCCTCCCTGCCCCCC